AGTCACTTGCAGGGGTCCAAGGATTGTCCCTGCGGATCTAGTGGGATACCGATTCTGATTTATGCAGATTTGTCGTACAACTTCTGCATGGTTTTAACAGCCTCCCGATGATTCGGATGTGAAGCTGTCATGTAAGCTCGTTTAAATTCAGGATCAGATAACTTTGCAGTAATCGTTTCCTGAGCCTCTTGGGGAGATAAACCAGATCCCCTTGGTTCGCCAGTTAGAACGGGACCTCCTTCTGAGAAAGCTTCTCCGATTCGTGCCAGCATCTTAATCATGTGCGGATTATTGCCGACTCCAGTTTCTTCTATGTAATCCAGAGTTTCACTATCCGCAAACCGATTAAAAACTCTTTGAGCAAGATTCAGGTTTTTATTGAATTCTGGACCCCAATCTTTTTGTAAAGCTTTAAGTCCATTAACTTCTTCCTGTTCTCTTTGCTCGTCATAAGCCTGTTCAGAATTTATAATATTATTTTGTACTGTGTCAAGTATTATTTCTGCCTGTGCTTGATTTAATCCTGCCCTATGTGCCATTTCTTTGTAGTTACTTAAATCACCACCTTCATGCTCATAGTTATCAAAATTATATCCATCAGGACTTACTGGCCTACCTAAAGCATTATAAGTTTCATCCCATGATGCTTCATCATTAGGCATTTTTAACACTTGTTCGGGAGGAACACCCATTTTTTTAACTGCATGGACATAACTTTTGGCAAGTTTATCTACAGAGTCAAAGTTCCTTAATGAAGGTTCTCGGTCCAAACCATCGGGTAAGGTAGTCGGGTCAAACGTAAGAGGATCTGAGGCTCCACCTAACGCAGTAGTTGGGGCTTGTTCAGAACTCTCCGAAGTCGGATTCTCCGATACCATCTCTTGAGTTTCTTCCATCTTCCTTTTGTTGGAGTTTAATTTTTTCTTGCATTTCTAGTGGGCTAGTTCCTGCAAGTTGGATTAATTCCGCAATAACAGCCCTTCTTCCTTCGTTGAAAGCCGTAGTATGCGGATCATGAGGAACATGCGTGGTTGTCAACATAAAATGTCGATCACACATATCCGCTAACACCTCTTTTCCTAAATCACTATTTAGGAGATCAAAATACTTAGTCGCTCTTTTAGCCTGTTTCTTCAGTAGCATTCTGCGCTTCTGCCATATCTTTAGTAGCTTTTGCTCTGGTAGCACCTACTTCTGCTTCTACCATAGCTTGTTCCATTTGTTGCTGTCTCGCCATTTCTTCTTGCTCTTGTCTCGCAATCTCTTGTGCTTCTTCTTCAGTATATACAACCGAAGGTGGCGCACGAAGAATCTCGACACCCATTGTAGTAATGCGTTGAGGATTCAGTCTCTTGATCACATTAGGATCAATTTGAGCAAGTGGCATAATAAACTGTATTAGTTGAGATACCGCATTCATTTCAACGGATCTCATAGATACTGAAACAGGGTTGACATATTCTATTTTAATTGGTTCTTCCGCAAATTCTTCTGGGACAGGAGGCAACAAACCATTTCGTGCCATTACCTTCATTGTCCTATTTAAAAGCGGAGACAAAAATTCAACTTCCTGTCTAGCGACAATTGGGCCAATAACGGTCATCCTGTCTCTTTGCCTCATTGCTATTTCAGTAGCAGAGAACCGCATTACATCTCCATCTGGAGCCATAGGGCCAGGTAATTCTAGGAGATCAAGGAAAGAAAGTCTTTTCAATAGATTGCCGTGTCATTCCCATTTTGGCTTCGGCATATTCAATCCGACCAACAGTAGGCATTTGGAATACAAGTTCACGACCACCTAATCCTGCACGATAATAATTAACTGCATCTGGTGTAGTCCGTAATGGTGCAAGAAATCCATCATCAGGAACCATTAGCGGAGGTGATACTGCTTTTTGTACACTTTTAAGAAATGTTTTTTCCATTTCATTAAGCATACGAATATCTGGAAGTGCATCAACTCCTGGCCCCCTACCATATATCTCTAAAGGATTCCTATTCCATCTGCTACTAACATATGGAAAATCTTCAAAGCCATTTATATCCATTAACATCCGTTCTTTTTTACAGATAGTTAAAGATACAAATGGAGCTTGTATTTCTAATAAAGGTCCAGGCTTTACAGAATGGTAAGGTTTTACGACATGGATCATATCGTATTCTTCATAAATTTTACCATTCTCCAAATTTTGAATTACGGATTCTGGAAGTCGTTCTACTGGATAGGTTTCAAAGAGGTCTTTGGCAGTTTGTTTATAGTTACGGAAGCATGTATCAATGAATCCATTTTTGTTTGAGGCCAATAAACAATCATTAAGTCCAAAATGACGAAACAATGGGCCTTCGCCCGGAACGTCTTCGATATACATAACCGCAGTACCAAATGTACCAAGGTCAGTATAGTATTCATAAGCTGAAGGATGAAAATTTGATTGAGGTCTTGACAGGGTTTCCATCACTTGAATTTGAACTTCTTCAAGCCATAGCTGGATTTGCCTATTCTGTTCTAACGGACGAAACCGTGGTTTTAATATAAACCAAGGAACTGCGGAAGGAGTCATCATGTTATGCATACCAGATGCGAATCTAGTAACTGCACGACATGGAGTAGAATCGAAGATTTTAGCTCGTCTTTCTGCCCCTCTACTTTGAGTAGCCTGAAAGTCGTTTCTTCTAGGAAGCATCAAATCTGCNAACTGTTGCCAATGGGCCTCCCAATTACCCCTATTGGCTTTTAGATGCTCTTCTTCTTTCAGTAAATCGTTTACTGGATTATTTTCAGATGCACCATCCATTATGCATTTCTAGTTAAAGCGGTTCCGTATCTTTTTTTATTTGTTTCTGTCGTAGTACGACCTTGTGATGTCCTAGTGTCGTAACCTTTGCTTCCTAAAGTTTGGCGAGTTGAGGCTCTTTTAGATGCCATAGATACATCTGTAAATTGCGGTGCATTCATAGCATCGTCTAACCCTGGATCTAATTCTGGAGTAGGTTCAGGGGTAATCATTTCATCTATTTCAGCAGGAGTTACATCTACTGGACCTTCATCTCCATCATCTCCTGAACCAAATGTTTTTCTTTTCCAGCCTTCAAAATTATGCAACAAACCTTCTTCTTGATCCAAAAAATATCCGAATAAAGATCCTGAATGAGATATATCAAACAACTGATTCAAATTGTGCATTAAACCACCACGACCTTGGTATTTGCCCNNACCCCAAAATTNGTCCCAACTGCTTGCTTGCTCTACTGGACCTTCGTAATCAAAAGATTTAGAAGATTCTTCTACTAATTCTCCTTTATNTTNGTCCCAAGTCCATACAACTTCAGTATATATTTTCATAGTTTCTCCTATGCGTATCCTTGGCCTAATCTTGGCTTGTTAGAATCTTTACCACCTCTGCGGTTGCCTTTCATCTGTTCTTCTCTTAATGCACCAGACCAAAGTGACGTAAGACTTGCCATCTCTGATTGGTATCTTTTAGACAAATTTTGTTGCAATCCCAATTGAGTCAAAGTTACTTGTTGTTTTGTTTTTATATCATCTGCTTCTGTTTGAAGCTTTGCTAATGTTCCACCTTCGCCATAAACTTCATCACCTTTTGCTGTATATGCTTTTGCATCCTTGCCTGTTCTGCTTTTTGCATACAAATCAATATCACCTTGGAGATTAGCATAAGTTTTGTCTCCGATGCCTGTTTTTTGTTGCATCATTCTATTATAATCGCCAGTTCTTTCATTAAGCTTCCTTGTAATATCTGCTTGTTTTTCAGCAGTATCATCAANTTTTCTTACCATCTNTTTCTGACCAGTTANTACTTGGACAGTATCNNATGCCCATCTAAAAGGATTCCATTCTTGTTTATCTTCTACAATATCTTCCCAATAAGTTTCATATCTATGCGATTTATATCCTTTAGCATGTCTTCTATCATATTCTTTTTGTAAAGATGCTACTTCTGCTTTTTTATATCCTATATTTTTAAAATGTTCTTGATGATCAGCAGTTAGCATTTTATTCCAATCAAGCATTCCAGCACCTTCTTGCCCATATGTACCAGCACCTTTTTCGCCATAGGCTTTATTAATGTTTAAAATATTTTTTCCTGCTTCTGTTTCATAAAATGCTTTTTGGATATTTTTAAAATTTGATATTTCAGATT